GTCCAAAATGTAAACATAAAAGTAAAATAAAATTCAGAAAAAATCCCAAACTGATAAACTGAAATTATTCTTCCAAAGGAAACAAAAAGTAAAAGCGGTTCCGGGGTCCTTCCTCCGTAGGCCACTGCCTTTGTTTCTCTTGCTCCGTTCGTGGTATCCATTTCCAAGCTCTCTGTCGTAACTCAAGTTCCTCCGGGAACTCCGTCCTCTGCAGCGCTTCAATCGTATCCACGTATCCGGCCCTGACCATCCATCGAAGTGCCTTCCATTTCGGCTTGACGTCCTTCTTGACAACGAGTCTCGTCCATATATCCTTACATAGGTTATGGAAGCGGGTGCTTGAGCCCATTGCTGCTTGACATAAACCCATCGCTGATGCGGCGAGTCTACCCAAGTCTTGTGGTCTTTCTGGGAAAAACAAATGTCGTAACAGATCCTCCTCGATTCTGTAGGCGAGTCCAAACATGTTCGGATAACTTAAAACTGTCATCCCTGAAACCATGTCGGAGATCTCACTCTTCTTTAGACTCAGTTTCGCATTAAAATACCGTTTTGCGGCTTCTGCAAACATGTCTAAGAATCCTGGTCCGTATAGTCTGTACATTTGTTCAAGAAATCTGATGATTGAATCATCACCTTGAAATCTTGCCCAAAACCCTTTTGCTCTAACGTTAATGCCGAGTGCGATTAAACATGTGTAAATCATGATCGCGTTGGCGAACGTATCCATGAGCTGGGTTTGTTGATATCCTGATCCGAAACCATTGCGTGTCCATTCCCAAAGCTGACCGTTAGGTAGTAGGATTGGCGTGTGCAAAATAGCATAGCACATCCATTCCCAAAGACGTTCAATACGTCGTTGGTCGCGAGGGTTTGCGTCCGGGTATATCGATGTTGGTTCGTAGCGTGAAAAGCTGAAGTATGTCCTCCAGATCCGATGAACAATAGTGATTAGCTGGTGTAGTAGTCGTTTGTCGAACTCTGACCAATCTATTCCTAGTACTGTGTTCGGTGGACCTTTGCGGTGCATCTCTTCGAATAGCTTTTTCCATCCGCCTCGAAACATCTCTCTTCCCCATAACATGCGGCCTCTCGTCGTATTCAAGTACGTAGCCTGAAGTGGCCAGATGAAGTGCAATTCCGCCATCAGTAGAAGCTTAGTAGCTCCAAAAACTGCGCGAATCTTGTCTGGTTCATCAGCGCCAACAACATGCGAGCGTGCATGAAGGGTGTTCCAGTGGTAAGGTTGGGGTATCCCATCCTTCCAAAAAGGATGTTCTCCTTCTTTGATCTGGTGTATGAGGGGTCGGTTATAGCCGAAGATTTCATTATAGAGATTGTGGTAACTAGCATTTGAGTCATCTATCATGCCGTAAGCGTGTTTAGCGCGAAGATATTCATGTACTAAAACATGACCGTCAACATGTGGTAGTTTGTCGACTTGATCTTTTGGCAATCGTGGTAACTCGCTTTCCTCGTCAACGTTCCTGTACGTCGGTTTGAACCTGAAGGTTCTTGACGTCCAAGGAGCCTCTGCTGAGACTTTAAGGTTGAGTGGATAGTAGCGTAAATCTGGAAAGTGCACGGGGTACAACGTTCGTTCTGGTCTAAAATGGTCTGTGACTGCTTCAATTGCTGCTGTGACATTGAAATCCATTGGGATCTCGTGTTGTGGTTGTTCACTGCGCATAAAATCATTGATCAGTGCTTTGTCCGAAAAGTCAGATCGTCGGTTCGTTAGAACTTGATCTATCTCAACGTTTGAAAAATGCTTCCGCATTCTCCGTTCTAGCCATTCATTCCTGAACTTCATTGAATCAGCTGAAGCTGTCCAAGGGTTCGTTGTCTGCATATGTGCAGCGTGAATGTTCCTGATATATCGTAGGTTACTCATCTCTGTGTAAACTTATTGCTTTAGTTCCTTGTGTGTCGAAAGGTAGTTGTTGCACGGATTTCTTGTGCCTTTCGTCCG